TAGGGAATATAGGTAGTGCCATACATATTATTCAAAATGCAGATTTTACTAAAGATCCTTCTTATTACTACCAACAGTGTGGTTTTAAGTGTAAATATAAGTCTCATGATGATATAAATCAGATGACCTTTTTAAAAGGTTGGTGGCAGTTCGATAGAATGGGTATATTAAGATGGATTCCTTTACCAGGTATGGTATTAAAAATAGGAAAAACAAAGAGAGATCCTGTCAAAATAGCCAAAAATAAAGACAGAAAGGAAGCAAATAAGATTTGTGCCTATGCGCTTGCATCATCACCAGGTTATGTACCACATGACTATCCTATCTTCGGAAGTTGGTTAATTGCAATGAAAAAATTGGGAACTATAAGTAATATAAAGTTATACACAAGATTTGAAAGGACATTTAGGGAAAGTTTGTATGTGTTGGACAGAGAACTAGCTTTAGATGCCGTTATCAAAAGGTACGGATTTTATTTAAGTGAAATACTTGAAATAGAACAAGCTTTAAGTGAAGTTACCCAGCTTTCTACAGTAGTTAGTTTTGAGAGTCTTAAAAAACTCCTCATTGACTATGTTTAAAGAAGCACACCCCGGTTAGTACGGACAAGTTCGTTGAGAATTTGTTTAATCTACGTTACAGTAGAACCCTATGTATAGTAAAGTGGGGCTTTTGTTAAAATGACAGAAGCAGATATTAGTAAAGCTGAAAAGAAGATTAAACTTTTGACCGAGAGAGTTGGTTGTAGCGAAGAAGGAAGACTATGGTTGGAACAAGCATTAGATCCCTTTACAGATACACCAAAGAGACCAGTAGGTTTCCCAGATCTTATCACAGGAAAATCAATAGTTCAAGTTATCAAACAATCATCAAGTTTCACCGTAGGATATGATGGAGATGTGCACATCTTTATGGATAATGTAGATTCTAGACATAATTTGTATAAAAACGATATATATTCTGAGGATAGTAAAATTAGATCAAATATGTGGAAAGCGACTGCATCAGGAGGGATAAGTAATTATGTTAGAGGAGGAGTAGTAGTTAGGTATGGAACCGGCACTTCTCCGACTTTGACAATTACCACAACTCAAAATGCAGCGGGAGTAAGCGTACCGTCTAGTTACATAAACTCAGGTAGATCGAGAGTTATTGCAAAAGGATTCGAAGTTCATAATGTCACACCGCCACTTACAGTAGGAGGAGCAGTAACAGTATATAGAGATTCAACCACAGGAGGTTTCTCACCAGACTCAGCAGGAGCAGCTTGCAATGAGACCACGCCGCAGAACACATATTCGTTACCAGTATACCCTTTAGCTAAAGTACCAGAGACTTTAGCTGAAGTGATGTTAATACCGGGTGCGAAACAATGGGAAGCAAAAGAGGGCTGTTACTGTGTATCCACTATGAATGCACAGACAAATTCACCAGGAGATGAAACACCATGTTTTCTGATAGCATCAGATTCTTCAAATACACAATCCCAAGAGTATGTTAATATGATCAAAAGTACCCTTACCCCACTTTTAGCAGACTATGAAACGGTTAACGGAATTTTGCAACCAAAGAAAGTTTTGCGATCCCCATTTTTTGTAAGCGGAGCTTACTTTACTGGTCTACCTACCGGTACCAAGCTTTTAATAAATGCTGTTTATATAATAGAGAGATTTGTTGATCAGAGTAATAATGATTTGGTGGTGTTAGCATCCCCAAGCCCTTCTTATGATGTTGTAGCAATGGAGCTCTATGCTAAATCAGCACATTTTTTAAGAGCTGGCGTTCCAGTAGCCGAAAATGATGCAGGAGATTGGATCAAAGAGATTGCAGGAGTGTTGGGCGACTTCGGAGTACCAGGTATGCCATTAGTGAAAGGAGGAGTAGATCTATATAACAAAATAGCAGGAGTTGATAGTAAACACGATAAGAAGAAGAATGAACATGAGAAAGAGATAAAAGATCTTAGAGACGAAGTAAAGGAACTTAAAACGTTGTTGATGAGAAATCAATCTTTTAATATACCTAATTACAAAGCGACTTCGGTACCACAAACCAATTCTCAGACAATGAAATCGAAGCCACAGGCTGCGATTAAAGGCAATTTATCAAAGAAGTAAGTCAATTGCTAATTTCCACATCACCCA